CAGGATTGTACTAATTTTGCTATTCGTAATAAGCTTAAGTCGATAAGAGCCACAGATCCTTATGTCAGGTATAATATATTTGGTTCTAAGACTGGTCGTGTGACTTCCTGGCCAAATAGCTTTCCAATATTAACGATGAACAAGGAATTTAGAAAGATAATCTCTCCAAATAATGATAAGTTCGTCGAACTTGATTTTAACGCCTTTGAGCTAAGAACACTTCTTTATCTCTTGGACAAGGAACAACCAGATATAGATATACACCAGTGGAATATTGATAATGTATATCGAGGTCTCGTTACCAGGGACGAGGCCAAGAAAAGAATATTCTCTTGGTTATACAATCTAGAATCGAAAGATCACCTATCTAACCGAGCGTATAGCAGACAGGAAATACTAGATAAGTATTGGAATGGGACAGAAGTCACTAACCCATTTGGTAGGACTATAGAGTCAGATAAGTTTCATGCGGTGTCTTACCTAATACAGAGTACAGCAGTTGACATTGTCTTGAGACAGATGATAAAGATCCACAAGCTGCTGGAAAATAAAAAGTCACACATTGCCTTTACAATCCACGACTCAGTGGTTATAGATATGGCAGAAGAGGATATGAGTTTGTTACCAGAGATAAAAAGACAGTTCTCTACTTTCAGGGACACACAGTTCTTAACTAACGTATCTATTGGTAGTGACTTTGGACATATGGAGAGCGAAGAATAATGGATATTATAGGACTGGGAGAAGCAGGCTGTAACATAGCCGAATGTTTTAGAAAATACCCACAGTATAATATCTATAAGATTGACGCAGGGGTCAGCGGGGAAAACTGCTTTAACATACCCACACAGAAAGACGCTGAGGCGTATGAGAAAAACATCCCAGATCTTAAAGAATTCTTTAGCAATTTAAGCAATGAGGCAATTTTTATATTCGCCGGGTCGGGGGCCATATCAGGTATGTCCTTGGCAATGCTGCAACAGATTAAAAACAAAAAGGTTACAGTATTATATATTAGGCCAGGTCTTAGAAGCCTCACAGGAAAAAAGAAGTTGCTTGAACGAGCAACCTTTGGTATACTACAGCAGTATGCAAGATCAGGACTTTTGGACGGAATGCACGTTGTAGGCAACGACGTAGTTGCAGGGGTAATAGGCAACTTACCTGTGATAGGATATTTCAATAAGATAAACGATATTATCGCCTCAACGTTACACTTCATAAACGTATTTGATAGGACGAAACACGTATATGGCGTAGTGGAAGACAGAGACCCAGTTTGCAGAATTTCTACAATTGGGCTATTAGATTCAGAGACCTCAGAAGAGAAAATGTTTTATGATTTTGACTTGATAAGAGAGAAAAGTTATTTTTACGCTTTCACGCAGAGCAGACTACTTAATGAGTCTAACTTGATTGAAGACATCGAGAGCCAGATCGAAAAGAAGAAGGAAACATGGTTGACAAAGATTTCCTACAGGTTATACTCTACGGAGTACGAAGCTGATTTTGGTTACTGTTTGTATAGAACCTCAAAGGTTCAGGGGGAAGCGTGAGAGCATATATTGGTTCATTTACTAAAGCTGATGGTTCCGTTAGAAGAATGTACTTTACAAAGCTAGAAGAAATGCCTCCAGGCTTCCTGGATGCAAAGACCACAGGCACAGGCACCTCGCCTACACAGCCTGCGGGAAAGGAGCTTGTCTGGGACCTCCAGGCAGGCAACTTTAGAGTATTTAACTATAATACTCAGCAGGGAGAAATCTCTGTATTTGAATTTGATGAAAATAAATTAGTTTGACAAATTAAGCACGAAGGGATATTAGCTTTCGTGACTATAGGGTAGCCCCCACAATTCATAAATAGGAGAATATACAATGGCTATTAACTTAGATAAGATGAGAAGTAAGCTGGACCGCGCAGAAGGTAAGGGTAAGCGTGCAGATTCTGCATTCTGGAAGCCGCAGGACGGCGAACAGACAATTAGGATCCTCCCCATGCCTGATGGCGATCCTTTCAAGGAGATGTGGTTTCACTATAACCTTGGAGATAATAGGGGCTTTCTTAGCCCGAAGAAGAACTTTGGTGAAGATGACCCGCTGGATAGCTTCGTTCGCAAGCTGTTTAACGAGGGCTCCGACGATTCGGTCAAGATGGCTAAGAATCTGATGGCACGTCAGCGCTTCTTTTCCCCGGTTATCGTCCGAGGTGAAGAAGAAAAGGGAGTCAGGCTTTGGGGCTATGGGAAGATGGCTTATAAGGATCTTCTCAGTCTCGTGCTGAACCCCGACTACGGCGATATTACTGACCCAGACGTGGGAACAGACCTCGTTATCCAGTATGGTAAGCCTGCTGGTGCGTCGTTCCCCCAGACGAATATCACCCCTCGCCGTCGTTCGTCGGCCCTGTGTGGGGAATCCATGGGGGGTTCTGAGATGAGTGCCGAGTGGCTGGAGAACATTCCTGAGTTTGATAAGGTCTTTTCCGAGTCCAGGAAGACTGCTGCTGAGGTGGGCCAGATGCTAGACGAGTGGCTTGCCGGCGAATCGGCAGGAAATGAAGATGTAGAGAAGTATGGTAGCAATACCAGTTCGGTCGTTGACCAGAAGCTCAATCAGCTTCTTAACAACGAAATCCCTTTCTAGAAACTTCCCCCCGCCGCAGGGAGGCACGGGCTGCAAGGTGAAAACAAGCCTTGCTAATAGGTGCCTCATTCTTTACTTATAGGAGATAAAAGAAATATGTTTGAGTTTATTAATCGTGATTACATTTTTGGTGTAGTGACAGGCGTTGCACTATTTAGTCTTATCGCTTTCGCAGCCGGATGTGATGTCGACGAAGGAAAAGATACTGGTGATACTGCCACAGAGGAGTGTGAATCGGAAACGGTAACAACCCCAACTGGCACTACTAGTGGGACTACTTTGCCCACCGAAACGGGTGACACCGGTACAGGAGAAACGTGATAATGAATATTATTAATGAGAACAAGGGCATAATTATTGGTTTAATTGCTGTCTTTGTTGTGTCTGTTAGTTATGGGTATTGGTCGGGATATACTGTTTCGAGTCCAAACGAAGTGTCTAACCAGACCTCAACAGAGGCTGTGTCTAACAGCCCCGAGGCTGAGACGTTGGGTGAAATTGTTGTCATTGCCGCTGAGGCGAATAATGAGGCGAATAACACCGAGGAAGATAATGAGGCGATCGTCGCTGTTCAGGTTAACGAAGCCATTAATCAGGCCGAGGGAACCGACGGTCTTCCTAACGAGTAAGTTCTCGACCGCAGGGAGGCACGGGTTTACAGGTGTCTCATTTTTTTAAAAGGAGGGGATATGGGAAGGGCGCAAAAGGCCGGAAAAGTCGCTATGGGCGACATGATGAAGAAACTAAATAAGAAATATGGTATGGAAGTCGCTCATAATTTGAACGAAGCCAACCCGACAGAGGTGAAGGAATGGATACCTACTGGATCTCGTTGGCTAGACTCTATCATATGCAAAGGAAGGGTAGCGGGCATTCCCGTAGGTAAATTTACCGAGATAGCTGGGCTTTCTGCAACAGGTAAGAGCTACTTAGCGGTTAACATTGCAGCCAACGCCCAGAAGATGGGGCATTATGTAGTATATTTCGACTCAGAGAGTGCTATAGATCCCTCCTTTATCCGTGGTGCCGGGGTAGATACAGCCCCAGATAAGTTTATGTATATCCAAGCGGTCACTGTAGAACAAGTCTTTGAGATGACGGAAGAATTCATTGGCTCTGGCGAAAAGGTACTTATTATCTGGGACTCCATTGCCAACACTCCGACGGAGTCGGACAAAGAGGGTGGCTTCAACCCCAACTCTTCAATTGGAAAAAAGGCAAGGACCCTTTCCTTGGCCTTCCAGAAGCTGACTGTGCCTTTAGCCAATGCTCAGTGTACGTTCTTAGCTTTAAACCAATTAAAGACAAATATTGCTAGTACTCCAGCACAGAGAATGGAAGTGATGATGGAGCCATATGTCACACCTGGCGGCAAATCCACTGTTTATGCCACTTCACTCCGGATTTGGTTGACGGGGCGTAAAGCGAAGGCTGCGTATATAAAAGACGAGAATGGGTTCACGATAGGCTCTGAAATTAAGGCAAGACTTAAGAAGTCCAGGTTTGGTACAGAGAGGAGAGAGTGTACTTTTAAAATCATGTGGGGAGGCGATGAAATTCGTGTTCTTGACGAAGAATCCTGGTTTGAGGCTGTCAAGAGTTCCGAGCATATATTACAGTCTGGTGCCTGGTACACCTTAGTATATGAGGACGGAGAGCAAGAGAAGTTCCAGGCAACGAAGTGGGTGGAGAAGATGGAAAATCCAAAATTTAAGGCACGTATCCTTGAATTAATGGATATTGAGGTTATAGGGAAGTACAAGAACAGAGAAGGAAGCGCCGAGGCTTTCGAGAATGTTGACATGGAAGTTCCCGGAAAAGAATAGTCTGTTATTGGGGGGAAGCGTGAAAAGATTAATGTTGGTAGATTGCATGAACATCTACTTGAGGTCCTATATAGTCGACCCAAGCCTCTCTGCCAATGGAGCCCCGATAGGAGGATTTAAAGGCTTCCTGAAGACCCTCCAGAAGCTCTGTAGGGAGATCAAACCGGATAGGGTAGCCGTGGTATGGGACTGCGGTGGAGGCTCCAGGAAACGCAAAAGAATCAGCAAAGATTACAAGGCTGGAAGGAGTCCCGTCCGGCTCAACAGAGAGATAAGAAACCTCTCCTTGCAAGAGGAGAGAGATAATAAGATGTGGCAACAAATTAGGTTGTCTGACTATCTTAACCTGCTCCCGGTGATACAATATTGTATAGAAGATGTGGAAGCGGATGATGTGATTTCCTATCTTGTCCAGAACAAGAGACACCGGGGATGGCAGAAGATTATTATATCAAGCGATAAAGATTTTTATCAGCTATGTGATGACGATACCGTCATCTATCGACCTACGCAGAAGGAAGTGCTAAACAAATATTCTATTGTTGAGAAGCATGGAATACACCCAAATAACTTTGCTCTGGCACGGGCGATAGCAGGAGATCCGTCGGATAATCTTAAGGGAATTCAAGGAGCAGGACTAAAGACAATATCAAAAAGATTTAACTTTATGAGTGAAGATAAGGACTACTTAATAGAGGATATTATAAAGCAGTGTGAGGAGGTCGAAAAGCCCCTTCTTATTCACAAGAGGATTCTTGATGATGTTGCTTTGATAAAGAAAAACTATAGTTTAATGCAACTCTATAGTCCTTCTTTGTCGCCAACGGTCAAATCCCATGTTAATTATGTATTAGAGAACGCTGTGATGGAATTAAATTTAACAGAGTTTAGAAAAATGATGTTTGAAGATGGCTTCCCAGAATGGGACAGCACGGATTTAATTTCA